GGGGAATCCCCCTCATTGTTTACGAAGAAGTCCAGCTTTTATTTTATTACCTTTCTGGACTGTCGGTATAGTTTGTTTGTTCGCATTCGCGTTCAACCATTCGCATCCGAGCGGTTAGTATACTAATATTATACATCGCCCTATCTTCGGATACTGGTTTCATCAATTGCAAGATGATACCATTGAACATTCGCTCCAAGTCCTTCTTTTGAAGGCGGCCTCCACTGTGGCAGCAGTGGAACACGGCTATGCTATGTCACCCGGTCAAGCATGACCTAAACTTGCACCACCCCCCCCCCTTATCTCTTCCACTTCCAAATCTTTCCTTTGAAAGTGATCTCCACATTCCCGCTGTGGATTCAAGATCGAGCGAGGGAGGAAAGCTTCTAGCTTGCCTTTGTACTATATTATCACATTTGTATCATACTTTTTATCTCCTGTTTCATATTTCTGTTTTGTATCATATTTTGTATGTCTGTAATTTTATTGTATTTTATTCCACTTGTTGACTTTATTTTAGCAGGATTAGTCACCCTGCACAATTTTGAGAGTCATGTTCTCTTCTCCCATAACGTACTTTGGGAAGAAGCACATTATTTCTTAAATCGTTTATTTCTTATTCCGAAAACTAGCTAAATTGACGCTATTAGTAAGGTTCGAAAGCTCTCAGTTCGAGTACCATCATTAGGATGGTGAACGGAACTGTGTACACATTTATCAACCCGTTAGAAAACAGGCAAGGTTAGCGAGCCACATGAGAATTTTGTTCTCAGTATATTCTGTCCTTTTGAACGCATAATAGTTCTGACATTCATAGGAATATACGCCAAATCGCGTAACATCATGGTTAAGTCCATTTCCGAGGGTTCCAAACTGAATCTTTATGGAGGAGAGTACAAGCTCCTCACGGCGAGTGATCCAGAGATCATTTGCCAAGTATACGTGAAATACATCACGGTGGTCATCATAACGATATTTATACTCATACTGCTGGCATGCAGGCTCAACACTATGCCACCCCAGAGACGTCACACACGTTTCAGATCTTTTCTAAAGTCTATAGCTTACATAGTTAAATTCATATTGAAGATCATATTCACGTCTCTATCCCCACATCCTCAACCTACGCGTGTCGTCGCTTCGTCATTTACGCGACATTCCCCGTTTTCTCAATCATCCGCTATGATTGAGAAAACTCACCATTTCATTCAGATAGTGGAAACTATTTGGACTCTCTCAGAAGGAAATTGGATATCTATATCTCTAAGATTATCCAACGTTTTTACTGAATACTTCCCCAAAACTGACCAAAAAGTCTTTGAACACATTATTTCACGCTTCTTTAGAAGAATGAAATCTACCAGCGAC